CGAGCAACGTCAGCACGACCAGATTGCGTCCGAGCCGGTCCAGCCGCTTCTCAAGCGGGCTTGCCTCCTGTTCGGCCTCGGTGGTCATTTGGGCGATGCCGCCCAGTTCGGTCTTCATCCCGATCTCGACCACCACGCCTGTGCCGCTGCCATCCGTGACCGCCGTGCCCTTGAAGGCCATCGAGCTGCGTTCGGCCAGCGGTGCGTCCTTGTCCACCGCGTCCGATGTCTTGGTGACCGGAACGGATTCGCCCGTCAGCGCCGCCTCGTCACAGGTCAGCCCGTTGGATTCGATCAGCCGAAGATCCGCAGTCACCACATCGCCTGCCTCAAGCAAGACGATGTCGCCCGGTACGAGGGTCTCTGCATCGACCGTGGTACTCTGCCCGCCGCGCCGCACCCGCGTCTGCACCGTTCCCAGGCTGCGCAACGCCTCCATCGAGCGAACGGCCTTCCATTCGGTGAAAAACCCGATGACCGCATTGAGCAGGATAGCCGCGAGGATCGCGAGCATCTGTACGATCTCGCTCATCGCGAAAGAGACGATAGCGGCACCGGCGAGAATAGCGATCACGAGGCTTTTGAACTGGTCCGCCAGGATTCTCCAGGGACTTGCAGTTTCCACTTCCTTAAGGCGGTTACGGCCGTGTTCTTTCTGCCGCCGCCGCACCTCGCCGTCATCAAGGCCAGTGTCCGGTTGGGCAGAGAGATCCTCGAGAACCTTCTCGACATTGCGGGAATGCATTGGCGTCATATGATACGTCCTGTTCCTGATTGCAGCTTTCCACGGACTTGCGGAAATAGTGACCTGGCCCGGATGATGCGCCCCTGAGTTCTGGGAGCAATGACAAAGCTGCGCTTCACCGCGCAGCCGCCATCGTCTTGCGGAACCCTCCGAGCGCCAGGCCCAGCCAGATGGCACCCATGCAGATTACCTCGAGGAGGTCTTTCCAGACCAGTGAAAATCCCACTCACCGGTAGAGAACCGCCTGCGCAAAGCCGGTGAAATGCGTCGCGGGCGACAGTTGCATCAGGCTGCGCAGCGGCTCCGGCATCGTCTAGAGCGGCGTGACACCGCCCGACAAAAGGCAGAGCACGATGAAATCCCCTCGCTTCGCGTGAGAACCACGCCCTCCACACGGCTGAGCAAGCGAATGTCCGGATTTCCTGCAGCCGCGCTCGAACACGCCGGACGCACCTTCCAGTAACACCCGCTTCCAGCTGTGGATCATCGTAGGGGGAATCCCGAACCGGCTCGCCAGTTCGGCAACCGTCTGCTCACCCTGCAGCGCTTCAAGCGCCACCTTCGCCTTGCACTCGGGCGCGTGGTGCTTGCGGCTCGACATCTGCTGGTCTCTTCCTCGTCGAAGATCAGCAGATAGCAATTCGTACCCCAGGTCAGTGTCCGGATTTCGCGGGGGGGTAGCTCATCGGACACCCCATTCTGGATTTCCGCTTCTTTCACAAAAGTTTATGAGGATAAGTGGTAGCCCGTAGGGTTGTCGCAGTTTCCAGCAAAAACAAGCCTGTAACCTATCCAACCGGCGCGAATACCACCATTGAAAACAAAGCGGAAAAGCCCGCTTTGTCCAACGCCAAATCCCGCCCCAATCGTGGCAAATTCATGAAGCCCGCGCACAAGCGCATGGCCCGGATTTTGGGCTATGCGTTGACGCTGGGCGACCATCAGGGCTGGGAAGCGTTCAGCGCCCTGGCGCAGGCGCGCATGACGGATCAGGAGCGCGCGGCCCTCGCCTGGGCGGCGCTGAAATCCCTCGACCCGGATCAGGCCGAAATGACGGCGGCGGCGGTTCTGGGATCAGCCGATGCGCCCTTGCCCCCGTTCCTGGGCGGCATGGAGGAAGCCCGGTCCTGGGCCTCTTACGCCAACCGCTCCGAACTCAAGGCATACGCCCTCGCCACCTATGAGGCCCTTGGACCGAGCGATCAGGCGGCGTTTCACCGACACATCAACGAAAGGAAGGTGGCGGCATGAAGATGCTTGTGCACCGGACCGTGGATAGCGCGGAACTGCCCTTTGTTCTCGATAACGTGAAGCTGCATCTGCGCGTGTCCGACGACGCGGAAGATGGCGCGATCCAGAACATGGCGCTGACGGCGGCGGCGGAGATCGAGCAATTCGCCCAGATCGCCCTGCTGCATCAGACGATCCGCGTCACGGTCTTTGACCCGACCCCGAACGAATATGCGTTCAACCTGCCTGTCGGGCCGGTGGCCGACGACGCTCCCCCGACCGTCACACTCGACGGCGAGGCGTTCACCGCCTTCGATTTCGTGGGCGGCAAGCGGCCCTATATCCGCTGGCTGGCCGATTATCACGATCTAACCCCCGACCGGATGACAATCGAGTATCAGGCCGGGTTCGGGGCGGATGCATCCGCCATACCTGCGGACCTCGCCCAGGCGCTCATGGATCAGGCCGCGCTGCACTATGACGGCCGGTCCCCGATGGACGCCAAGAGCCTCACCACATCGCCGCATATGGCCCGCGTGGGCGCGCGTTATCGGGGGGCGAAGGTATGACCGAGGCGGAGCTTGACGAAATCCTGACAGTGCATTGGCCCCGCGTCCTGCGGCGCGCGATGGCCGATGGCAGCGACGACTGGGCCAAGGGCTTTGCCAAGAGCATCGCCCGTCACGGCAAGCGGCCCGGATGGCGGCCCACGGTCAAGCAAGCGCAGATCATGCGGCGGATGGTGTCCGAGCTGGGCACCGCGCCCGAGGAACAAATGGAACTGATCGAGAGGTGAGAAGCGGCGACCCTGCGCGCCACCCCAGACGCAGGGCCGATGTGGTGGAACGGGTTAGCAACGGTGGCTCCACATCGGAAAGCTTACCACGGGCGGGATCAAAGGCAAGGGCAGTCCGCAAGGTTGAGGCCCGATCCCCGGCACCGCGCTCATGGTGTCGCAAGCAGCAACCGACCGACCGGCAGGAGCGCATGACCGGACGGGCCCAAAGCGATGGACCGGCTCCGTTGAGCAGGGATCACACGCAGAGGGCATAGGGACTGCCACGGCCGCGCGCTGTGGGCAGTCGTCCTATGCCCTTCGCTCCGAACCTCACCATTGAGCAGGTGGGGATAGACCAAAGGTTGAGAGAGTAGAGATGAACGAGGCGACGAAGAAAAAAAGGGCATGGCGCAAGGCGGATGGATCGAAGCTCGATCCTCGCCCGACCGTCGAGCGCGCGCCTGTTCCCCAGCCTGATCTGTTCTCGACTGGTCCCAATGCCGCGACTTTGGTCAGCGCGCGGGACCGTTGTTGGGAGTTGTCAATTTTCGCGCCCGGCGGAGAATTGGAATCAGCGGCCCCCGCCGAAAGAGCTATGCAATTCATGCAAGGGCTTGCCATTCCCGAGGGGCCGAATGCGGGCCAGCCAGTCCGGCTCGCCCCCTTTCAAAGCCAGTTCATCGAGGGCGCGCTGGCCCCGGACATTGCCGCCGCTGTTCTCAGCATCGGGCGCGGCAACGGCAAATCTGCGATCACGGCGGGGCTGGGCCTGGGCGGTTTGATCGGCATCTGGGATCGCCAACCCCGGCGCGAGATCGTCGCCGCCGCCCGGACCCGCGACCAGGGGCGGATCATCTGGGATTTCGTGGCCGGGTTCGCCGCTTCATTGCCGCTTGAGATACAACGCCGCCTGATCTATCGCCGCGCCCCGCGCCTGGAAATCGAATTTGAGGGCGACGGCGGCGGGCACGTCCTGCGGGTGATCGCGGCGGATGGCAAGTCGGCTCCGGGCGGCGCGCCCACCATGGCGATTCTGGACGAGCGCGGGCATTGGGCGCTGGATCGCGGCGACGAGCTGGAACATGCGCTGTTGTCCGGTCTGGGCAAGCGCGGCGGGCGCGCCTTCCTGATCAGCACATCGGCCAGCGACGATGCGCATCCCTTTTCACGCTGGATCGACGACCCGTCCCCCGGATCCTACATCCAGGAGCATCGCCCGGCCCCCGGCCTGCCCGCCGACGACCCTGAAAGCCTGCTGATCGCCAACCCCGGCGCGCCGCATGGCATCGGGTCTTCGCTGGAATGGCTCGAAGCCCAGGCGAAACGCGCGATTGCGCGGGGCGGATCGAGCCTCACAAGCTTTCGGCTCTACAACCGCAATGAGCGGGTTTCCGGTGAAAGCCGGGATCTTCTGATCACCCTCGATGAATGGCTGGCCTGCGAAACCGCGACCCTTCCACCGCGCCAGGGCGGCGTTGTGATCGGGATCGACTTGGGCGGATCGGCCAGCATGACGGCGGCGGCGTTCTACTGGCCCGAAACCGGGCGTCTCGAAGCGGTGGGCACCTTCCCGTCCATGCCGTCGCTGCTGGATCGGGGGCAATCGGACGGCGTGCAAGGGCGCTATGTCGAGATGCAGGAGCGCGGCGAGCTGACCGTTCTGGGTGACAAGACGGTGCCCGTGGCACCATGGCTGACCCAGGTGATGCGCCATGTCGAGGGTGAGCACGTCACCGCGATCACCATGGACCGTTACAAACAGGCCGAGCTGGGCGAGGCGATCACGCGGGCGGGCATCCGCGCGCCGCTGGTCTGGCGCGGCCAGGGCTTCCGTGACGGTGGCGAGGATGCGGAACGGCTGCGCCGGGCCGTGTTTGACGGGCAAGTGAAGGTCAGGCCGTCGCTTCTGTTGCGATCCGCCTTCGCGGACACGGTGTGCCTGCGCGATCCGGCCAACAACATCAAGATTGCCAAGGCCCGCTCGACGGGTCGGATAGACGCGGCGGCGGCAACCGTCCTGGCGGTGGCCCAGGGCGCGCGGATCGCGGCGCAGCCCAAGACGAAAGCGAGGATGGCATGGTTTTGAACGCTGGAAAGCTGGACAGACGGGTGCAATTCCGCCGGTTCGTTCTGGTCGATGACGGCTTCGGCCAGGTCGAGGAATGGCAGGATCACGGTTCACCCGTCGCAGCCGCGAAACGCGACATCAGCGATGCAGAGCGGTGGAGCGCGGGGCAGGTGCAAGCCACGATTTCAACGCGCTTCACTGTCCGATGGAGCGATTTCACAGCCGACATTGACCCGAAAGACCGGCTGATCTTCGAAGGTCGGGAATTTGAGATCGTTGGCGTCAAGGAAACGCCGGATCGCCGCCGCCGGATGCTGGAACTCACCTGTTCCGCGAGGGCGGATCAATGAGCATCCGCAAAGAACATCACCGCTATTCCGCGAAAGTGACCCGCACGAAACGCTGGAAAGCGCTGCGGGCGGAAATCCTCGAACGCGACCGCTACCGCTGCAAATCCTGCGGCTGCGGCGGGCGGCTGGAGGTGGATCATATCAAGCCGGTCAGGACGCACCCGGAACTGTCCTATGACCCCGGCAACCTTCAGGCGCTTTGCCCCGGTTGCCACACGAGAAAGACCCGGATCGAGTGCGGGCACCCCCCGCCCCGAGAGGACCGCCAGAACTGGCGGCAAGCCGTCGAGTCGCTTGCGCGGCCCGGCAACAACCCTGTTGAGCAGAAA